TGCCCCTTTAGGAAGTATCAAATAAGAGAACACAATATATGCAGAATCTCCTATTTTCTTTTCGATTAATCTGAAAGTCTGTATAACATCATTGTAACTAAATGGTACAGTGTAGGAGATCATCCTGGTACATCTGTTGTCTTTAATCGCCCAGCATTCCACTGGCCAGTAAAAATATTCAAACTCAATCAATCGAAATTCTAACTTATATGCTAAGAGAGCGTCGTTAGTCGCTATACAATCAGAATCATAAACCCAGAGGTTAGGTTGCACAACCGGACAAAAGAATCCGTTAGCTAAATCCAACACTGAGCGTGACTTGGCTTTCTTGGTAACATAAGTATCACAAGGGTGAGGCCACATTAGCAAAGTGTTACGCCAGAATGCTCCTGGATGACTCTCCTGATCATACATTTCCTTCTCTTCTATGGCTCTCAAACCTGGGAGAAACCATACCGACGGAATTGACTCCGGTACCTTTATTCCAGGGAATCTTGGATGCTCCAATCCTGCAATAGTTTCAGATGTAACCAAGAAATAACATGTTACATGATCTATTATCCTTTGAGTCGCAACTGTAAAATAAAAATCCAAGCCGAGATTGCGTAATCTATACATGTCTGAAGAGAACTGATCTTGAGTCTCTAAAGTATTGGTTTTGAAGCAATCTAGAAAACAAAAATGTGCCCTAGTTATGACAAAACCTAATAGACTATTCATCTCGATCAATAAATTCCTTGAATAGTATTCCGAAACGACGCCGTAACCAGCTTCAATTGTAAAACATTCTATTAATGTCTTGATTAAGATGTCCAATAACAACCTTGTCTTTGGTGCCTTTTTCCCGACCCGCTCACTAGCCAAAACCAGATGGGATGTCAACAGTATGGTGATCTTGGATACTCCTGTCATCTCTGACATCGGCACATGTCTCCTATCCTCAATCGCCTGAGTCTTGCCCGATAATTCATTAAGTATAAGACTAAGTAAGTACGTGACATTAATCCTAGTAGCCCAATTGAAGTTATTTTCTATTAGAAACACCTTATTTACTGCTTTCTTGATTTCCTTGTAATAAGACAGTGAGAAGCCCCCTCTCACAAACTCATATCCATCTGTTCCCATCCAGCGTCCTTCAATTCGGTTGACCCATCTTGAGGGACAGGTTTTGTAAATAATTCCAGAGTCGGACCCTGGATGATCAGTCTTTTCTGTGATTATGATTTGTCTGAGTACGGAAAAATAAGAAGTCAACGAGGAACCGTAGAAGGCGACTATGTCAAAAATTCCGTCAATTGATTTAGCTCCTGAATTGTCGATTTGATACTCATCTGAATAGGGGAAAATATAGTAGCTACTCATTTTGAACCCTTTGAAAGGACTTACATTGTTACCCGTTCTAAGGTTGCCACCGGAATATAGACAAGAAAGATCGCGTAATTTCACTAAGAATCTACCTTCCATCGGAATACAAGTCGAGGTATTGTCATCTACTGTAGCTAAGAGGATGGATGCATGGGTAATAATAGTATTGTTGCTGGCAGTGGCTTCTACTATTTGCTTTGTACTAATCAGATCCTCAACTAGAATTATTCTCCTACCAATCTGCCAATATTCTGGGCTCCAATCTCTCAGTTTTGGCTTTAAATGCAACTCCTGAAGATTGATAGTTTGATGGTTTAAAGGAGAAAAAGAAGAAAAACATGTGTACGACATACCCTTGCGTATAACCTAGATATATTTTTGAGTTTTTAAAATTAAATGGTTATCGGCACGTATGCACTTTTATGAATGGATCTCAACAGCTAACTCTTTTAAGTAACTGTGGGTTGCATTGACGAAATCTCAAGCCAGTATCAATTATCCATGATGCGTGCAATATTGTATTTAAACAACATCGAGTTGGTAGAAGAGATCATTTTAGGACCGACCAAAGAATTGATTTTCTTCATTTTGAAAAAACCACAAGCTACTCTGATCTCTAATGGGAAATCTTGCTCTTCCTCTGAATCCGTTTGTTGATCAATTTGATTGTGTGGGTGGAATGGGCAATCTTCATCACATTCCATTTCGATTTCATACAGGTGGCTATCGATCTTCTTGAAAGATTCAATAAGATAGAACAGACTGGGGCTCTGGATAACACGAGCCCAGTAAGTTAGACAGGTTTCAATCTCCTTCTTAGGGATATTAAGAGCCCACCGTCCGAAATCTTTCGAAGCTATGGACTGGGAGACTTCCTTTGAATTTGAATTGCTCAATTGTTTTAGAACGGCGGGTACAACAGGAGATCTCATGTAATGATCCATCCTCACTAGACTATTCAAATTGTCGTACCGATCCCCGTGTGGTCCATAGAGTAACTGGATACTTGATTCCTTATCAATGAAATTAGCAAAAATCGAATGATCTGGACAACATGTATACCTTGACCCTTCGTTTGAAGTTGATTCAGAGTACGGGACAAACCCGAAGTAAGGACCTTCCCAGTAGAAACCAGGTGTTGGTTGCTTGACGATCCATTTAATTCGACTCAATAAAGAACTGTTCCTCAAAGAGTTGGCAATCATCATCTCTTCCTTTTGTTGCTGCTCTTCCTTCCTAGGTCCAGATGATCTTCCAACTGAATAGTCTTGATTAGTTGTTAACGAAGTTTCATTTGAGGTGTCCATAGGATTTATACCTTCGGATGCCTGCACAGTTAGATTAGTGGGTACTTCTTTGTTAGACTTTCCACTTCCATTTTCCTTGGTGTTGATGTTTTGATCAATCGACACATTGTTCTTAGGTTCAACTTGTTTTGCTTTAGCTGCTAAACTGGGCCGAGGAGGGACAACCAACGGTTTTACCTTAGTGCTAGAAGTTGTGAGAAGAGTGGCTGAATCAGCTAAGAAGGAGCTACTACCAGACC